TAGAACTAGGCGAACAGGCCACGCCGTTTGAGCATCGGTCGGTTGCTGATGAGTTGGCTAGGTGTCAGAGGTATTTTCAAAATCCAATAAATGCCAATAACAGTGCTGTTTCAGGAGGGTGGAGAACATCAAGTCAGTGTCAGTTTGGTCTTCCTCTTGCCACTTCAATGAGGGCATCACCTACGATGACTCACAAAGCTACTACAGTTCATGGCCTCAACGGAGGCACAAATGATAATGGAACTGGATGCAATATTAACAACAGCGGAACTATCCAAACTTCTATATGGACAGCCCTGACGGTAGCAGGTACTCCGGGAACTTCAGGAGAGGCTGTTATAGTTGCTGGCAGAAACCAAACAGAGGATGGTATTTTCTTGGATGCGGAGTTGTAGTCATGAATCAGATGAACATAACATCAGCACAATATTGGGCAGACGAAAACGGAAACAATGTTTCGGTAAGCGCAGTCATTGATGGCGAAACAATGTCTGTGCCTATGGACCCAAACAACCGCCACTACGCAGAAATCATGCGGCAGGTAGCTGCTGGAACTTTGACCATTGCAGATGCGGAGTAATGAATGCCGTTAAGCAAGTTACAATTCAAACCTGGAATCAACAGAGAGGGTACAAATTACTCTAACGAAGGTGGTTGGTTTGATGGTGACAAGATTCGTTATCGTAACGGCTATGTTGAGCGCATAGGTGGTTGGATTCGTGTATCGGATAACAAGTTTATTGGTATAGCTCGTAAAATTTTTGATTTTGTTACTTTAGCTTCAGCTAATTTATTGTTTATAGGTACAGAACAAAAGGTCTTTCTTGAAGACTCCGGCGTATTTAATGACATTACTCCGATTCGATCTACATTGAGTCTTGGGTCAAATCCTGTAAACACAACCGGCGGTGCTGGCAGCGGTGTAGTTACCGTAACTACGCAATCAACACATGGCGCAACCACAGGCGACTTTGTTACACTTGCGGGTCTTGCAACTACTGATGGCGTTACGGCGGCGCAGTTAAATATTGAGCACAAAATTACAAGTGTACCAACCACCACCACATTTACTATTAGCACCGCAGGATCTGCTTCTTCTGGCAGTACAGCAGGTGGCGGATCGTCTGGTACTGCTGCTTTCCAGATCAACGTTGGTATAACAACTACGATTCTTGGTACGGGTTGGGGCGCAGGTACATGGGGTCGTTTTGAGTGGGGGTCTAGTTCTGGTGCTCTTGCAGGTATTACATTACGTCTTTGGGCCGCAGACAACTTTGGTGAAGATTTAATTTTTAATGTTATGAATGGAGAGATTTTTTATTGGGACGCTACTAATGGTACGTCTACAAGAGCTGTATCTTTAACCAGCCTTACGGGAGCAAGCGATGTTCCTACAGTAGCTCGTAAAATTTTAGTGTCTGACGTTGATCGTCATTGTATTGCTTTTGGTACTAATGAAATAGGTTCAGCTGTTCAAGACCCACTTCTTATTAGGTTTTCTAGTCAGGAGTCTGTAGTTGATTGGACACCAAGAGCAACTAATACTGCTGGAGATTTACGTTTATCTAAAGGTAGCGAAATTATTACAGCAATCCAGACAAGTCGACAAATATTAGTTTGGACAGACCAAGCCTTGTACTCCATGCAATTCCTTGGACCACCGTTTACTTTCGGCGTTTCAATGCTTGGTGATAATATTCGTATTGCAGGACCAAATACAGTTGTAGGTGTAAATGACGTTGTATTTTGGATGGGTCAAGAAAATTTTTATGTTTACGATGGTCGGATACAAGCCATACCGTGTACCGTTCGTGATTACGTTTTTAACGATATGAATAATCAACAATCGTTTAAATTTCATGGTGGTTCGATTGCTAGTCAAACAGAAATTTGGTGGTATTACTGTTCATCGGGGTCGACTGAAATTGATAGATACGTTGTTTATAATTATGGGCAACAAGTTTGGTATTACGGTACTTTAGTGCGAACAACTTGGAACGATCGTGCAACAGGCTTGCGTAGTTTTCCCCAAGGTACAGGAACAGACTTTTATTTATATGACCATGAACGGGGTTTAGACGATTATAGTAGCGGTAGTGCTGCAGCAATTAATGCTTTTGTTGAGTCTTCTGATTTTGATATTGGAGACGGTAATCAATTTATGTTAGTCAATAGGATTATTCCTGATTTAAGTTTTAGTGGATCGTCTGCTACTAATCCTGCTGCTTTATTTACAATTCGTAGTAGAGATTTTGGAGGTGATAATTTTACTGAATCACCTTCAGATTCTGCGGTAAGAACAGCTACGTCTCCTGTAGAGCAATACACAGATAAAATTGATCTTAGAGCACGTGGTCGACAAATGTCGATTAGAGTTGAAAACACTGGAATAGGAGTAAATTGGCGGTTAGGCGCACCTCGAATAGATGTTCGTCCGGACGGTAGACGATGACTAAAAAAGTTGTACGACCAATACTACCGATCGCTCCTGATCAATATGATCCTGTTTACATTAATCAACTAGCTCGCGCTTTAGATCGAGTAATAGATGAAATTCGTGATGCAAAAGTTAATTTTCAAGGTATTTCTAGTTCAGGCGCGGCAAATATTTTGGAAAACGGAGATTTTTATATCGGGGAAGCAGGGTTTTTAAGGGTAGTTGCGACTACGGATATATTTTCTGGCAGTGTAAGAGCAACAACTTCAGTTGGAACAGTGACGGTGACTATTTCTTAACAACAGTTGCGTCATAATTAAGAAAGAGGTATCTTTCTAAAAAGGTGATGAATATGCAGCAAACTGCTCAATATGAAAATATAGCTAAAGGTTTAGCTTCTCTCGGTCGCTATGAGGACAATTATATTGTTCACGCGGCGGAAGGTGAGACGGTAGTTCCTGCTGAAGTTTTAGAAGCAAACCCTAAATTAAAAAATAGTTTATTTAAACAAATGAAGGCTGTTGGGATTACAAACCCCGAGCGTTATATTGTTGGCAACGAACTAAATTCAATTAACCCCGATACAGGACAACCTGAGTTTTTCTTTAAATCTTTAGGAAAAACCCTTAAAAAAGCTGCACCTATGATTGGTTCTATTGTAGGTTTTGCAGTAGGTGGTCCTGCAGGAGCCGCTATAGGTGGTGGTATCGGAGGGTTAGCTGCTGGTCAATCACCTGAACAAGCTCTTCTTACAGCAGGTATGAGTTTTGCAGGAGCAAAGTTTCTTGGTCCAGGATTAGATAGCGGTATAGCCGCCGCTGGGGGCGGTGCGCCTACTTTAGGTAGCTTAACAGGTAACGCCGCCGCAGGAGCCTTACCACAGGCCGCAGGAACTGGGATTATGGGACAACTAGCCGCTGTACCCGCAGGAACAGCGGCGGCGTTAGCTTTATCTCCCGCTATTAGTGGAATGTTTACAGACGCTATGAAACCAGATGAAGTAGCTATCCCAGATAGACGCAGTATTGTAGATCAATATTATGCTGCTTTAGCTAGAGGTGAAAATCCTCCTTTGCCAGATGAATTAACGCCTCCGCCGCAAAGTTCCTTGTTTGGTTTAGAACAAAAAATATCGTCTTCTAATCCTGCTGATTATGTAACTAATTACCAGCCGTTCCAACGTGATCCGCTTGGACGCCCTATGTTTAGGCGAGCCGCTTACGGTGGTTATATTACAGGTCCAGGAGGACCAAGAGATGATAAAATTCCAACGTTACTTTCTAATACAGAATTTGTTCAAACGGGCAAAGCGGTAGCGGGGGCGGATCCGACTGGGCAAAATAACCCTGACCGTGGTGCAAAAACTATGATGGGGATTATGAGAGCGTTCGAGCGTAAAGCTGATGCTAACGCAAAAGCGTAGGAGCAATTTATGACTACACAAACAGTAGAAAACATCACCCGCCTTGCTCCTTTTATGGAGGATTATACTCGTAAGCTCCTTGAATCGGGTTATCAGCGAGTTCAGACGCCTCAAAACGTTCCTAATATACAAGTTGCAGGACTAACTCCAGAACAGATTCAAGCTGGTCAATTAGCTAATCAAGGTGTTGGTGCATATAGTCCTTTTATACAATCTGCGACAAACTTGACTACGCAGGGTGCTGGAATACTTGCAGACCCAACGGCTTATCGCCAATTTATGAGTCCTTATACGCAAGATGTTATTGACCAAGTTGGTCAAGATATCGAACGTAATCGTCAAATTCAAGCGCAAGGTATTGCAGGAAACGCTGTTTCCCAAGGAGCTTTTGGTGGGTCTCGTGAACGTCTTGCACAAACGGAATTAGCAGGAGCCGCTGGTCGGCAATTCGCAGATACGTCGGCTAAATTACGTGAGGCTGGGTATCAATCTGCACTTGGTCAACAACAACGAGTCGCTCAAGGGTTAGGTCAGTTCGGTGGACAAATGGCTGGATTAGGTGCACAGCAACAACAACTTGGTCAGCAAGATATTTCTAACCTCCTTGGTATTGGTTCTCTTTACCAGCAACAAGCACAAGGTGTTGCGGATGCTCAGCGAGCTACTGCGCTTCAACAATCTTATGAACCGTACCAGCGGTTAGGCTTCTTTAGTGATCTAATTCGCGGTGTTCCGACTACTCAGTCTTCGCTTTCTATAGGAACATCACCTACTCAAAGTCCATTAAGCCAGATCGCAGGTATTGCTGCAACGGGTCTAGGATTAGCTGGTCAATTAGGTTATCGCCCACAAGCATTTGGTGGGCCTGGATTAAATCTTGGTGGAGGAACTCCATAATGGCTCTTGATCCTCAGACCTTGACTCCTGCAGCTGCAAAATCTTTGTTTTTGCAACAAACTGCACCGCGTGTAGGTTTTCCGCAAAATACTTCAGGAATGAGTATGCCTCAAATTGATGCGGGAAGAGGCATGAGTTTGGGTATGTTTCCTGAAACTACGCAGAACCAGTTGCTTAGTGATGAAGCTGCAAAAGATGTAGGCCAACAAATATTCGGTCCAAGGTTAGATAACGCTGATCCCGACAAACTTATGACTATGGCGACAGACGATAATAGTAAAGTCGACCCTAGTGTACAAGGTATTCATAATGAAAATCCTGAAATAGCAAAAATTTTAGGGGCTGTTGTAAAACTTCAAAACGACACTTCGTCTACTCAACTTTTAGCAAGTTTAGTTGGTGAAAAAACAACACCCGAAGCCGCAAAAGCTGAAGTTCAAAAGTTTTTCGATCTAAAGAAAGACGATGAAGTTCCTGTATGGGCAGACGTTGCTTTAACTATTGGTCTAGATTTGCTTGATCCTAAAACAAGCACAGGGTCGTTTTTAGGTGATATAGGTGGAGCAGGTAAAAAAGGTTTAGCTGCCGGTAAAGCGCGAGGAAAAGAAGCACGTGCGCGGTCTGACATGATGGATAAACTAGCTTTCGGTATTTTCCGAGAGGATGAAAAATCACGTAAAACATTAGGTGTTCAGCTCGCAGGTCAACTTGCTAAACAAAAAACTGACTCACTTAGTTTAGCGATGGATCTTGCTAAATTTTTTCAAGCAGAAGAAAAAATTTCTGACGCAGAAGCTAAAGCTAGGTCAACAGCGATTACATCTTCGATTAATACTTTGACTTCTGATCAAAAAGAAAAAGCGTTACCGATTATCGCTCGTTTTCCTAATGCGTTTAAAGGCGTTTCTGTTGATCAAGTACCTTCGACTTTTTACGCCTTGTTAAAAAACAACGGTCTAAAACTAGATAATATTTCTGATGCGTCGAATATTGTAGAATCTACTTTTACTATTTCTGATGAAGCTACTTATAATCGTTATAAGACCGCCTTTCCAACCGCTTTCCCAGAGGCTTTTGTAGTTGGTAAGGAATATAAAGTACAAGGGTTTAGTGATAAATCTAAACCAGCTACCGAACTAGCAATGACGAATGTTTTAAGCGTAGATAAATCTATAGGTGGTCAAGACGAGCTTAGTCGGCAATTCACAGCTAGAGCTGAACTAATTACAGCAAGAAACGCAATTACTAACACAGATAGTGATGAATATAAACGAATAGTTAATGAATTAAATGAAGTTGAAGGGCGGATTGATATACTATCAGAACGCAAATCTCCTCAAAGCTATGTTTTCGTAGAAGGACGCATGGTGGCTGCAGGTGAAGGTGCGGCAGGAGCATTTACTGCTGCTGATGCAGCTAGTAAAGCTGTAACACTTTCTAAACAAGGAGATAGTCTCGCAGCCGCTTTTGGTCTTGGTGACAATATTTTAAGATCTTTATCTAATACTCCCGCCCCTGCGGATTCGGTAGGTGTTGTTGCGCAATTTGGTAAATTTATCGGTGGGGCTAAAGGACAGCTAGATGCTGTAACTGGAGCCTTTGGCGAACGGGCTTCCGATAACGCTGGTAATTATGCTAGTGGCGTTATTACGCCGTCTATGTTGGGTAGTACACAAAGAATCGGTAACACCACAGTCGGCAAAGTCTTTACTAATTTGCAAAGTCTTGCTCAAGGAAATGCTGAAGTACAAAGTCAATTAATGAGTTTTGCTTACGCTTTAGCGGGTAGCCGTGAAACAGGTAAGCTAACGGATAAAGACGTGGCAGCGGCTCTTGTTACTTTTGGTGGCGGTGATATAGCAGAAGGTAAATGGTTTGCTAATGCAGATATGTTGATTACGGGTATTAACCAAGCTCTCGATACAGCAACTAATGCTTATGCGATTAGTTTTGATAGTGTTCATCAGTCTCCCGCGAATATAAAATATTTAAGAGATGTTGAAAAGTTAAGTGACGATGAGATTGCTAATAAAACTAAATTTAATTTACCTAGTTTTTTAAAAAATAATGAGGGAATTCGAACTGGTCTTGCTGATCGGGTTGGGTTAGTTAACGGTCGAATTAAATTCCAATCAGTAGACGCTTATCGTGGGGATGGCGCAGGTAACGTTGATGGACAACCAACATATTCAGCAAGAGAACTTAGTTTTATTGACGTTCTTAACGATGCGGCGAGACGTTCACAACTCGATCCGTCAGACCCTTCATACATTACACCTAATCAATTAGACGTTATTATAAACACAGTTCCTGCCGATATTTTAGATAAATTTAAACAACAGGCGACACCCTAATGGCAGAAGATGATGTAGTTAATCTTGATCCTTTGATTTTACAAAGGCTTTCGCAGTCGTCGGCTAATGCAGCTTCGACCTCTGCTCTTCCTACAGCTACGCCTCCTGTTCAAACTAGGCCACCTTCTTTTAATGCACTACCTGATATTGGTTCAAATATTGCTGATTATTTATCCAAATCTTTCCTCGGCGATTACGGAGATGAACCTGAATTAAGAAGCACCGCTCAACAAGTAGCTCAAGAAGGAATACTTAACGAAGGATTACCTACGCTGTTGCGTGCACAATTAAGTACGACAACTCTTTTTGATCCAGAGCTTCAAAAGAAAAATGTAGAGCATAACTTAAAACGTTATTTTACTGGTGAAGGTCTTGTTAACGAAGACTATGATTTTGGTCTTCGTGTTGGTCCTGTTAGTAATAAACTAGAATTTAAAGATCCAAGGTTCGATGGGAAGTATAACCTTATCGACCCTTATGCGACTCTTGATAACGTTTTAGATCTTCCTGGAGATTTAGCTGATATATCCGCAGATACTTTATTGCCTATTGCAACTGAAGTAACTGCTGGTGTTTTAGCTGCAAGCATTCCAGGAGTTGGTCAAACAGGTGTACCTTCTATTATTGCATCGTCATTAGCTGCAGGGGCGACTTCATTAGCTCGTTTAAGATTTGCTCAAAGTATGGGGTATTTACCTGAAGACATAACTGACGAACAAATTTTAGGTCAGGCTTTTGAAGAAGCAAAATGGTCAGGAGCCTTTGGTGTTGGGGGCGCATTAGCTTTTAAAATGTTTGCCCCTGTTCTTAGGGGTATTGGGTTAGCAAACCCAAAATTTAATTTTGATATTGATGAAGCTACGTTTTTGCGAGCTTATGAAAAATATGTTACCTCTCCGGCTGGTAAAGCAGCGGCTGAAAAAGGGATAACTCCTTCCTCAGCGCAAGTATTAGAAGCAGCAGCCAAAGACGCTACTAATGTAGGTGATGCAGCAGCGATGCAAGCATCAGCTACAGAGCTTGCTGAACGCGAAGCAAGTGTAATTACTTCGCCCTCTCGAGAAACGGCAGAAGGGATATTAACCCCTAGTCGAACAGCGGCGTTAACTGCTGAAAGAGCTGTAAAAGAAGCTGCAACTGAACCCCCTATGCCCGTAGGCGTAGAAGGCACAGCTGCGAAAGCAGGTGAAGTAGAACGTTTACGTTTAGGCGAAAATATTCAAACTGAAGCGGCGATCCGATTAGAAACGCAAACTAGACAAACTCAAGAGATTATTGATAATTCGCTTTCTAACGTACAAACAGCAATCGACGATGCAGTTAATCTACCATCTAGCGTAGCAGACGCCTCGTCTATAGGTGCTGCTGCTAGAGACGCTATTGGTGATTCTTATGCAATTGCTAGTACGGCTATCGGAAAACAATACGAAGATTTATTTAGTCGTTGGTCTGCAGCAACTGGGGTTGATATCAACTCTGTTGTTATCGGTAAGGGCGGTATAAAACCTACTGAAGCTGTAAACTTTGCCCTTGATATAAGAAAAACACTACCTGATCGACCTTTTGCAAGTCCACAAGATACTCAAGTTATAAATAGAGTTCTTGATTCTTTTTTAGAAAGTCAATCTGGCGCGGCTATCAAAGTAAAACCTGTTTCTCTTCGTACCCTTAACGAAAATATTCGTGACCTAAGACGACTAGAACGTAAGGCGTTTAATGCCGCTCAAAGAGGCGAAGACGCACCTAGCCCTGAAACTATCTCAGGAATGGTTGACGCATTAGAAACGGCACGAACTCGAATTCTTTCTCGTAAAGATGCTCCCGCAGGAATGGCTGATGAACTGCGTGCACTAGACGATAGTTTTGCTGATTTTTCTGCTCGGTTTAGAAATACAACAAAGTCCGCAGTCGCTAAATTGCGTAATGCTAAAAACCCAGAAGCGGCGTGGAACTTATTATTTCAACCTGACCGTACAGGAAAAACCGCTGTCTTAGATATTGCTTCTGAACTTAATACTCCTGCTAACGCCGATTTATTTGCAGATGTAGGTGCAACTATCCGTAAAAAATGGCAGGACACAGTAGTAAAAAAAGATAGCCGTGGTCAAATACAAAAAATAGATGTTGTCGCCCATAATCGTTTTATAGAAACTTACGGTACGGCAATGGATACTTATTTAACTCAAGCTGAAAGAAATGCGTTAGGTTCAGCTACAGAATTTTCTGAACAAGTGCTTCAGATTCAAGCACGACAAAAAGCTACTCTAGCTAAAATCAATGATAAATTTGATCTCGGGGGTGGTAAAGCTCTTGAGCCAGAAACTATATTTGAAAATACATGGAAAGCTGATCGGTTTGCTAAATTCGATCAAGTTTATTCGTTACTACGAGAATCTCCCGATCTTTTAGATACATTTAAAGCGTTCGTTTATAAAGATATGTGGGATCCTGCGGCGGGTAGGGTAAAGACTGTTAACGGTCGAGAAGTCGTAGATCCTGCTGCAATGCGCGAATATATAGACGGTAATAAAGATAAGATGACGACACTTTTTGGCGCGGATTATGTAAATAATCTTCGCACTGTTGTTGACGCTACAGAAGTAGCTCTTACAGAAGTTCCAAAACGAGGAGCACGTCAAGAAGGAAATATGTTAACAGGTCTTATTCGGGGCTATGTTGGTATGTTTACGCGTCCTGGTCGTTTTTTGACAGCTTTTAACAAAATTCGAGGAAACGTAAAACAAGATGCTTTAACAATCGCTCTTTCTGACCCAAGGGCTATGGCAGAGTTAGCTAAATTATCTAAAAAATCAATATTCGCCGCTGAAGTAGAAAAAACATTAGGTCGAGTTTTATTAGGTCGTTACGACTACCCTGATGATAGAGGTTTACCTGTCGATAAACCGAATGCTGCGAGAGCTATTTTACAAGAACTTGAAGCAGGGAACAGATGACGCATGGATCCAGTAAGTGCAATGGCCACTGCTTCAGCGGCCTTCGGAGTATTAAAAAAAGGGTTTGCAATTGGTCGTGATATAGAATCAATGGCGTCTGACCTTTCGCGTTGGATGGGGGCGTTATCTGATCTTGACCAAATGGAAAAAGAGGCTAAAAACCCTCCTATTTTCAAAAAACTATTTAGCGGTAAATCCGTTGAACAAGAAGCGATCGAAACATTCGCCGCTAAACAAAAAGCGCAACAGCAAAGATACGAACTTCAGCAATGGATCGGCTTAACATTGGGCAGATCGAAATGGGAAGAGCTTGTTCGTATGGAAGGTCAAATCCGTAAACGGCGGCAAGAGACTTTATATAAACAAAGAGAGCGACGTCAAAAATTTATTGAAATTATTGCTTGGACTGCGACTGTCGGATTAGGAGTTTTTACACTTTATCTATTTATCGTATTTCTACAAAATAAAGCAGCAGAAGCTGACGATCTTATGATTACTTGTCGTAAAGTTAAGTGCGAAAAATTAGAAAATAAACAAACTATTTGTGTGTTTAAAGGTGCAAATAATACTATAGAATCCCAAGTTTTTGAATATATGGAATTTATTCCGTCAGAGTATCAATGTAAATATGATCCAAACGCTAAAAAAGAAATGACAGTACAAGAGACTCTTAAAGCAGTACGCGAGAGTCAAAAATGAGTAAGAAGTTTCAAGCCGACACTGAATACGCTAAATATGATTTAGACGGAGACGGAGAAATAACTGACGAGGAACTAGAACATGTCAAGGAAATACGGGAAACAGAACGTGATTTGCGAAAGAGTTTAGCTCAGTTGCGTATGGCGCGATTTACCTTAATTGGTATGGGCGTGTTTACTGCAGCCATGTTTACCCCGTGGGTTTCTGTTGAACGTATTTCAGCACTAAGCGAAATTAGTAGTTTATTCTATATTAGTGGCGCGGGTATCGTTGGCGCGTATATGGGTACTACTGCATGGATGAGTCGTAAATGATAGACGCCTTCTTGCTGCTGGTATATTTGGGCACGGGAGAATTTCGGAAGCTAGAGTCTAGCAATATGTATTTTTATTCTGTTACAGAATGTAACTACTTCGCTTCACAAGTATCAAAAAGGTACGGCAACTATCAGTATTCTCAATACCTTGATGCGAAGGATAGGGTAACAGCATACTGCGTACCTAAGCAAGTAGATACAGAAAAAGTAAAGGTGTACTGATGCTACAAGCACTAATCGGACCTGTTTCTGGCCTAATCGGGTCGTGGATGGATTCAAAAACAGAAGAACAACGTGGTAAATCTGCGGTTGCTAAAGCGAAGGCTGAAGCTGAAGCTAAGGTAATGGTTTCAGCGGCAACTTCGACAGCTGATTGGGAAAAGTTAATGGCAAAAGGTAGCCAATCATCTTGGAAAGATGAATGGCTAACTATTTTATTTTCAATTCCACTTATCCTCGCTTTTGCTGGGGAGTGGGGTAGAACTATTGTTGCAGAGGGTTTTGCTGCTTTGGAAGTAATGCCCGATTGGTATCAGTATACGTTAGGCGTGATTGTAGCAGCTAGTTTCGGAGTCCGGTCAGCAACTAAATTTTTCGGGAAAAAATAATGGATATAGGAAAACTAAAGAGAGACCTTGAGGCAGACGAAGGTTGCGTGTACGCAGTCTATCTTGATCACCTTGACCTTCCAACCTTTGGTATTGGTCATCTAATTAGGAAAAACGATCCTGAATATGGATTAGATGTCGGTTCTGCTGTGTCGTCTGAGCGAGTATTAGAAGCGTTTGAAGAGGATATACAGGTCGTCATAAATGATTGTGAAAACTTGTACCAAGACTTCGGCGATTTACCCGAAGACGTACAGTTGATCGTAGCTAACATGATGTTCAACCTTGGATACCCTCGTCTATCTAAATTTAAGGGTATGAAAGCGGGTGTCGACGCTCGTGATTGGAACAAAGCAGCGGACGAGATGATAGATTCACGTTGGTATAAACAGGTAACTAACCGTGCTGAACGTCTTGTTCAACGGATGCGAGCGGTTGGATAGTTACTTCGTAACCCATCTTGTTTAGGACTTTATTAAAATTAGACAGGGTGGGTTGCCGTTGTTTAGCTTCCCACGTGTACACGGTTATCAAACTTACGCCTGTGTCTTCCGATACATCTTTTTGAGATAGCCCTGATCGTTTTCTAATATCCTTGAACTCTTGAATTAAATCAGCCATTTTTTCCAATCTTCTTCTAATACCTGTGTTGCGATGTTAATCTTCTTTCGAAGCGCACCGACTATTTTTTCATCTACCGTTTTTTGCGCGATTAAGTCGATGTATGTAACCGCATTAGATTGACCGATTCTATGCGCACGATCTTCTGACTGTAACCTTACTTCAAGATCATAACTGTTACTATAATAAATTACTGTTGAAGCAGCAGTTAAAGTCAAACCGTACCCACCTGTACGAGGCTGTCCAATAAAAAAGCGTAGTTCTTCATCTTCTTGAAAACGATCTACAATATTTTGCCGTTCTTCGCCATCAGTATCGCCGAAATAAGTGGCAACAGATGTTGATCCATAAATTTTAGATATTTCGTTTTCGATAGCGAGAATATCGTGTCGGTAGTTAGCCCAAATGATTGCTTTACCGTTTAACTCTTCTAAGATCGCGAGTAACTCGGACATGCGGTTGTTTTTAATTTCAACCACATTACCATCATCTGTATTAACAAAACCACAACTAATTTGGTGTAGGCGTAATAACTGAGTAATAACTGCGTTAGCTGTTACCATTTCCATATCATCTAACAAGGTTACAGCGGTCTTTTTCATTTGATCGTATAGGTTCTTTTGTTCAGAGGTCAACTCTATCGTTCGCATCGTATAAGTCTTTTCAGGTAAATCAAGACATTCTTCTTTTGTGACACGATACGAGTGAGGCTTTATTGATTCAGTTAACTCGTCAAGGTTTCTAAACCCAAGTATCTGATTATACTGGTGACCGCCTCCTGATGCACTGCGTTTTATCATATCCGCGTAACGAGCACAAAAAGCATAATATGATTTAAAGCCTAGTAATTCTTCTCCTAGAAACTGAAACTGAGAAAACAAATCAAGCGGTGTTTTTGTAATAGGAGACCCTGTAAGAATCCGTTTATATTTACAACGTTTAGATAGCCGCATTGCCGCCTTGCTTCTTCGGGCTTTGTGGTTCTTTATAACTGTAGATTCATCAATAGCAATAAGGGTCGCACCGCCATGTGCTGAAATAAATTTAGTTGCGACTTCTTCTGCTTTGCCTGTCGATAACGCTTCAATATTCATTACGAAGATATGCAAATATTCGTCTGGTCGCCAAATATCGCGAATAGCATCCTTATGTTTATTAGTTAAAGGCGAAGCCCAATACGCAACTTTGTGTTTAACACTGTCGGGTAAATGTGCTGGTATCTCTTTTCCGACCCAGTTTTTATAAACACCTTTTGGAGCAAGGATTAAAACAGAATTTATTTCATCAGCTCTGTCAAGAGCTGCGATCGTATCAATAAGAACTTTTGATTTACCTGTTCCCATATCCATAAGGAGCGCAAACGACTTCTTCTGGTAGGAAACCTCCAGTGCTTTTAGCTGGTGGTTATACGGTTTGGTCTTAAATTTAAATGTCATAAAAAACCCCTATACGTTGACGCGGTTATAATATAGTATAGCTTTCGAGTAAACCCACAGAAAGGATAGAGTTATGGGCCAATACCCTCTTTCCGAGAAAATATATAATACGCGGATGGCAGGACGCATACGGCGTCTGCATATACGCCCTGTTAATGGGGAGGAACAAAACGTAGCCGCCCACACTTGGGGGCTGTCCATGATCCTCTTAGACCTGTTTCCAGATATATCAAAAGACGGTTTAGTGTTTGCGCTTCGCCATGACGTTCCTGAAGTTGTTACGGGGGATATACCTGCTAATGTAAAATGGGATAATCCGGATTTAGAAAAAGCTCTTGAAGAGCGCGAAAAAAGTTTTTTGAAAGATATGGGCTGGAAAACTGAACATGGGGGTGTTCCGTCTTGGGGACGTGAAAACCTTTATATAAAGATAGCTGACCGCATTGAGTTGCTGTTTTATTGTTTAGAACAGATGTATATGGGTAACTGGCTCTTGGCTGATGTTTATATAAATATACGAGATAAAATCGTGGTAGATATCGAAGTCTTAGAAAAGAAGGTACGGGCTAATGTTATTCGTTATATCGACGCCTATAGTGAATATCTAGCAGATAATTTTTCTCAAAAGGCGATTTCACCCCGCGACGGCTTATCGTTCTCATAATGTCATATGTTTTATCATAGGATAGTTTACTAGCTATAACATACAGTTAACTACTAAATTATGAGATTATGAGATTATGATGGACTTAGACATTAAAACGTAGTTTAAAACCTACCCAGACAGATATAGGGTAAAAAACGGAGGAAAAATGTCCAGTAGCGTTTATCTGGTGCAAGAGACGGGCAAGCACAATTTCACCCCTGCTAGACAATTTGGAGAAATAGAAGTTCTATTGCCCCCAAATTACCAGATCAGTTTTGACGCTAAGTGGGCGATTGAACAGATTCATCAGGGGTTAAAGAATATAAAGCAAGGCGATTACGTTTTGCTTTCTGGAGATCCGACCCTTATAGGTTTAACTGTTGCAATAGCTTCAGACTACCTAGACGGGGAGGTGAACTTGCTGAAATGGGATAGGCAAGAAAAATTATATATCCCTATAAGCTGTAGTCTTTATGGAGAATAAAATTGGATAAAGACATACTCGACGATATCCTCGGGGGCGAGGCAATAAATACCCTAGCAGTCGAGGCAACCGATGGTGAAATACATCGCATTGCTGAGTTGGCAAATAAACAACTCGAATTGGAGCGCGGGGTAACTGCGCTCGAGTTAGAACTGAAAGCGAAAAAAGAAGAATTGCGTTCCGTACAAGAGCACGACCTTCCTGACGCTTTGGCCGAAGCTGGCGTATCAGAGATACGTCTTGCGGATGGCTCTAGGGTAAAAGCCGAACCATTCGTTACCGCGCACATCACGAAAGCTAAAGCAGACGAGGCCCATTCGTGGCTCGTTGACCATGGTTTTGGTGACATTATTAAACGTGAGGTAACGGCTAAATTTGGTAAAGATGACGATAAATGGAAGCTGGCGGTAGAAGCACTGCAAGCTAAAGGTATCAAAATCGACACCAAAGAAGCGGTACACCACTCGACCCTGAGGGCATTTGCCAAAGAACAAATCGAAAAGGGCACAGATATACCTGTGGACTTATTTGGTTTGTATTCAGGCTTCAAATCTAAAATCGCTAAATAGGAGGATTACCATGGCGAAAATTACTGAAGTTGCTGTAAAAGCAGAAGGCGGCGCAGTCGCAATTGTAGACGATGAACTGTTAGCTTATGGAACTGGTTTAGAAGAAGTAACACCCGATGATGTATCTATTCCCTTCGTCCAAATTCTACAGGCTCTTAGCCCACAGTTGAATAAAAATGACGGTAAATATATCAAAGGCGCGGAGCAGGGTAATATCTATAATTCTGTTCTTAACACAGCTACTGATGGCGACGAAGGTATTGTTGTAGTGCCGTGTTATTACAATAAAAAATACCTTGAGTGGGCACCCCGAGAAACGGGCGGTGGCAAAGTAAACGAACACGATTCTCGTGATATTCTTGCGCAGTGCACAAAAAACGACCGTGGTCAGATGGTGTTATCAAACGGTAATTACATCGCAGAGACCGCACAGTTTTTTGTTATGGTTTGTAACGAGGACGAAACCGAGTGGTCACAAGCTGTAATAGCTATGACTTCTACGCAGTTGGGTAAAGCTCGTAAGTGGCTCGCTCAAATGTTACAACAGCGTGTTGTTAATAGTGCTGGTGTAACACAAGACGCACCCATGTTCATGTTTAAATATCGTTTGAAAACGGTTCAAGAACAAAACGACCGTGGTTCTTGGATGGGTTGGTCTATCGGTTTAGAAGGCCCAACGACTAACGGTGCTATGGCTAAAGAAGGTGCTAAATTCCTCAGTAAGATTAAGGCTGGAGACGTACAAGTTAAATCTCCGGACGAGGAAGCTACTGAGCAAAGTAAGCAAGATTTGAACGACGAAGTTCCTTTCTAAATAAAACTAAGGGGGGATGTACGCCATTCCCCCTTAATGTACACTGTTAGAAAGGATAAAGTATGAGTACCCTTGCCCAAGATTTTGCTCAGTTATTTGCTGGTTTACGACTAGCCTATGGTTGTTATCGCCCGAATGAAGATAATGGTCCAGGAAAACAAAAAGGTCAGTACCGAGTTATATCGGAAGATATAAGTGATGAAAAATTAATAGAATTATGGACTAATCATTTAGAGGGGAAAGAGTCGGTTGGCATTGTTCCTATTCGTGAGAATAATTCTTGCGTATGGGGGGCAATAGATATTGATGTCTACCCTTTAAAACTTGATGAACTTGTTGAACGGTTAGTTCGACGAAATGAATTACCTTTCGTTATTGCTCGCTCTAAATCGGGCGGAGCACATGTTTATTGTTTTGTAAAAGAACCTGTACCCGCTTCTGTTATGCAGGGTAAATTGAAAGAAATAGCATCTGCTCTTGGTTATGGCACCGCTGAGATATTTCCAAAACAAACGAAGCTCCTTTTAGAAAAAGGTGATCGTGGTAATATTTTAAATATGCCGTACTTCGGTGGTAATACATCGACTAGGTATTGTCATAATGACCAAGGCGAAGGAATCTTAGATTTAGAAGAATTTATAGCTCATGTTAAGAGTAAAATGATTACTCGGCGAGAGTTAGAAAATTTAACAGCTAAAGCAGTTAATGACGCTGAGACTGATCCTGATCTTGAAGGCGCACCGCCCTGTTTAAAAGCTCTTTGTACGATGGGCTTTCCAGAAGGTACTCGTAATAACGGATTATTTGATCTAGGAGTTTTTGTTCGTAAAAAGTTTCAAGATACATGGGAACGTAAGATTGAAGAATTTAACTTCAAGTTCATGAAGCCACCGTTAGGTGCGCAAGAAGTCTTAACAGTTATTCGCGCCTTGAATAATAAAGATTACCACTACAAGTGCAATGACCAGCCTATCGCCGCGTTTTGTAATTCTGCAGTATGCCGAACTTGTGAGTATGGCGTAGGTAGCTCAGGCGGTATGCCTCAGTTTGGTAATCTTCAAAAACAGGATTCTCAACCTCCGATCTGGTTTCTTGATGTTGAGGGTCATCGTTTAGAATTAACTACAGAAGAATTACAAAACCAAACTAAGTTCCAACGGCGTTGTATGGATGCGCTTAATTTTATGCCACCAACGCAAAGGCAAAATAATTGGCGAAATATAATACAGCAGTTATTGGACGCTGTTTCTGTAATCGAGGTTCCAAAGGACGTTTCAGTAGAAGGTCAGTTTATGGAGCTATTAGAAGCGTTTTGCACTGAACGAGCGCAAGCTCAAAGCCGTGACGAATTATTATTAGGTAAACCTTGGACAGAAGAGGGTAAAACGCATTTTCGTTTAAAAGATTTATTAGACTATTTTAGTCGCCAGCAGTTTCGTGATTATGGTCGTAATAATATAGCGGCACGGATTCGTGAGTTAGGCGGGGGCCACCATTTCTTTCATGTAAAAGGTAAGGGTGTTACTGTTTGGTACATACCCGAGTTTTCTCTACAAGAAGGAAGTTTTGATTTACCAGATATGAAAGAGGAGCCTTTTTGATGAGAGACCCTAGCACGTGGTCTATTATCCTTGGCCCTCCAGGAACAGGCAAAACAACAACGATCCTTAATTTAATTGAATTAGAAATGGAACGTGGTACACACCCTGATCGTATAGGTTATTTTGCATTTACTAAAAAAGCATCTGAAGAAGGGCGCGAAAGGACTATGGAGCGTTTCGGGCTAACTCAAAAAGAGTTACCTAATTTTAGAACACTTCATTCTTTATGTCATCGAATGTTAGGTCTGTCTAGAAGCTCTGTCTTAAATGGACAAACACTTTATGAGTTCAGCGATTTGATGGGCCTACGGCTTACAGGTTCTAATAAACTTGAGGAAGGCGCGATATCTCTTTTATCGAAAGACGATCGCCTGAGTTTTATTGAAGGTCTATCTCGATTACGTTGCGTGCCTTTACGACAACAGTGGCACGATCATTACGATGAAGATATTGATTGGTTTGCGTTAGAGCGGTTTCAAAAAGGTTTAAAGCAGTTTAAGAATTCAAGGGGTCTACATGACTTCACAGATATGTTGGACTTATGTGTTCAAAAACAGTTGTCCCCTAAGTTAGATGTAATGTTTGTAGACGAGGCGCAAGACCTCAGCCCCCTACAGTGGCGTTTAGTAGAGTTGTTGGCAGAGAACTCTCAACGTGTCTATATTGCCGGAGATGATGATCAAGCTATTTTTAGATGGGCAGGGGCAGATGTAGATCATTTGGTCGGGATAAGCAAGGGCAACGCCCGTATCTTGGATCAAAGTTATCGCATCCCCCGCAGTGTTCATCGTATAGCTGACAGCATCATACGCCGTGTTAAGACACGAACAGATAAAACTTGGAATCCTCGGCATGAGGAAGGACAAGTTGTCAGCGAAGCAAGTTTCGAGCATGTCGACCTATCCACAGGTGAATGGTTAATCTTATCACGGTCTAATTATTTATTAAATGAGATTGATGCACATTGTAGAAGTCTTGGTGTATACTTTGAGCGTAAAGGCAATCCCTCTATTTCTGATAAAAAGATTGCCGCAGTTCAAGCGTGGGAGCGATTAAGACGTGGTGATCTTGCGTACCCAGAAGACGCACTATCAGCTGTCTCGTATATTAAGAGCGCGAAGAAGAAGGTTTTTGATACTTTCGAGCCAACGCAAAGGCTCACACTTTCGCAAGTCTTAGAAATAGCAGAATTAGGCGAACCTAAGATATGGCACGATATGTTTGATGCTATATCCGTTCAAGAGCGAAGTTATATTCTTTCTATTTTACGTCGCGGCGAAAAGATTACTAAGAAGCCCCGTATAAAACTTTCTACAATACATTCAGCTAAAGGCGGCGAAGCAGACAACGTTTTACTTCTTACCGATATTCCCCACCGTACTTGGAAAAGTTTTGAAAAAAACCCTGACGACGATACCCGTGTCTTTTATGTTGGAATTACCCGAGCAAAGAAAAACCTGCATATCGTACAGCCAATGAGCAATAAATACTTTCCGATATAGATTATTTTGAGCTTTATCCGTCACTATATTTAGTCTAAACTCTTTAGAAAGTAAGACTGGAGGTTGAGATGGGTGGCTGGATTCAAACAACGTCAGACGGATGGATGTGGTCTCCTGATCATGACTTTGGTGAGCAAAAAACGTGGCCTCGTAATAAATGGCCTTCTGAATATCACAAAGGAAAGAAGATAATGGAACCTGAAGTTATCGCGGAAGTAAAAAAAGCTGAAGCGGGTCGTAGCATTACGGGTCGTTTAAAAGTCGGCGCGAAGATCGAGTTTGTTAAGTATCCAGATAAAGGTCCAAAACAGATGCTTCATATTTTAGAGGAGCTAGAAGTGTTTGAAGGCGGGATTACTGTCGGTATGTTTTGGGAAAAGCTTGAAGGAAAGCTCGTGTCTAAACAGTCTGTAGATCGCGTTTATAAACACTATCATCGTGAGATGGTCGACAAAGGATACATTCGTATTCTTAGCTAGTCTCACCGATGCGGGGGAAGTTGGCTTGTGCCGTATGGGAAAAGCGTTCCTTGCCAGTTTGGTTAATACATTAAGTACCTGAGCCTTAGTGTTAGCTTCCCCCACCCACTTTTATTAGGAGAAATAAATGGCATCTATTAGGAAAAAACTCGCGGTAAATGCGAATAATTCTAAGAACACCCGTATGGACATTGCTTCAGCAGGTACACTCGCTAATTGGAGACCAGACGAACTGGCACATATCAGTCGGTTTTGTAAAATGGGTCAGCTGATTATGGAACGTGCTAAAAAACTTGATCGACCTGTGGATATACTTGAAATAGGTTGCGGGGAAGTTTGGACATTGCGCTATCTCTATAAAGCCTTTGTCTCTCGTAAGGCTGAGATTGTTAATAGCTATACGGGTATGGATATTGATCCTGCTTGTTTAGAAGATTGGTGGGTAGACGACGATTTACCTGTTACAGAACATAAATGGTTTCAAACTATGTCAGGTAATAAAGGTCGTATCGTTTTACAGGACTTAACCATTGATCCTGAGCCCCCCGTAGAAGACGAGTCGATAGACGTTTTTATGACAACAGAAGTTATAGAACATATGGGGAGAGAGTTTATTGAGCCATGGATCGAAGCCGCCGCACGTAAAATCCGTCCAAACGGCATTGCGTATGTCTCAACGCCGAACCACGATGGGTCTAACGACATTCTCCCAAAAGACCACGTCTACGAGTGGGGATACGAAGAACTCAAAGAACTCCTCGAAAAGTATTTCGTTATCGAAAAACATTACGGAACGTTTACCCAAATGAATAATTTTAAGGGTAATCACCGCGCTAATTTACGTTGGCCTCAACACGTTATTGATGATATCGAGGGACGGTTTGATAAACATTGGCAACGTGTAATCCTCGCAACTGCGTATCCAGAAACAGCTAATAATGTAAACTGGATTATGAGGAAGAAGTAATGGAACCAATAGAACGGTTCTTTTGGTGGATGGAGGAGAGGCATCGTATTTTTCTAAAGAAGAATATGGGCCTCTCCCGCCAGCAGTGGACAGATGATGAGATTTTAAAGACTTATCGCTTTACTAATCCCTTTAGAGAGAACGACAAGACCACCGTTTGGTTTAGGGAAAATATGCGCGACCCTTTGAAAGATAATGACGCTGTTCTTATGGCGACTGTCATTTTTCGTTGGTTCAATTTTATTCAAACAGGTGAAACGTTACTTGCTAATAATCTCCATATAGACTGGAACCCAGAGGTCGCTAGAGAAGAAATCAAAAAGCAATCTAAATATGTAACGGGTGGGTACATAATTAAAACTCCTGACGGGATGGATAAAGTCGATGGGGTGATTTGGTGTGTAAACCGTATCTGGCCCCAACGCGAACAACTCGCCAATGATATCCGTTCAAACAACCTCCGTGGTTCTTGGAACTTGTTTATGCAATTTCCGTACCTAGGAGCCTTTATGTCATATGAATTAATTACTGATTTGCGTCATACGCATTTATTGCATTCAGCCGATGATATTTATACTTGGGCTAATGCTGGTCCTGGAGCCATGCGAGGCTTAAATCGTATACATGGTAGACCCCTGAACTTTAAAAGTCGTAAACATAATTTTAATTCAGAGATGAGAGACTTGTTAAGTATATCTCCCCTACACCTAACAAAAGATTTTTTGCCTAAATTAGAAATGAGGGATATTGAACACAGTCTTTGTGAGTTTGATAAATATGAACGAGTGCGTAACGGAGAAGGCGCACCAAGAGGGAGATACCCATGAAAGTTATACAGGGCGTAAATGTTAACGAAGTTTTCCAAATAGCTGTGATGAGCTTACGGTCAGAATTCGATCATTACATAATAACAGAGTCTCGTAATGGTCCTGTTAAGATGCTTTCTAACCCTTTAACCACAGTTTACAGACGGCCTAACGAGCGTGTTTTATTTAGCCCTCAACGTAACTGTAATCCGTTTTTTCATTTTATAGAAGCCCTGTGGATGCTGGATGGTCGTAACGACCTTGATACTTTGACAATGTTTGCTAAAAAGATGGCAGATTTTTCTGACGATGGGGTTCTTGTAAATGGTGCTTATGGTTATCGTTGGAGAGAATATTTTGGACGTGATCAGTTAAGCGAGGTAATTGATCGTTTACGTGCAGACCCATCAGATAGACGAATGGTGTTGCAAATGTGGGATGCTAAAGAAGACTTGCTTTCCTCATCGAAAGATGTTCCGTGTAATACTCAAATATATTTCAAAGCTCGACCTGTATATTTTAAGAAACCAGAAGATTACGAAATGAAGTTAAGTGATTACTATTTAGATATGACTGTAACTAATCGCTCTAACGATTTAATCTGGGGGATGTACGGAGCAAACGCTGTACACTTCAGTGTACTACAAGAATATGTCGCTAGTATGGTTGGCATGAAACTTGGACAGTATTGGCAGGTATCAAATAATGCTCACGTATATATGGACGTTTGGGAGCCGCTTGAAGAAAGGTTGCCACAGGGTATTGCACCAGATTTATATGAGATCGAGGAAGTCAAACCCAAAGCCCTTGTCGATGATTGGCCAACGTTCGATGAAGAGCTTCGTATCTTCTTCGACTGGCTCCACAAGGGTGAGTCCTTTATGGGATACAAAAATCACATCTTTCCGAAGACTGCAATACCTATGGTCGAAGCGTGGTGGCTCTGGAAAGGTAAAATGATTAACGAGGCTGTTGATAAAGCTCGTGAAATAGAAGCGTCAGATTGGAGAAAGGCTTGCGTAGAATGGCTAGAAAGAAAGAAATAGAACAAGAACGCCATGAGGAGTTTATGAAGCGTAAACTATTAGAGGGTGCGAACTACGCTACCGATGAAACTCGAAGCGCGATTATTAACAGGGTTATGTGCCTTGGTATAGAGGATGCCGACGAGCTTCATAAAGCCGAGCAGTCTTATGGCGACAGCTGGAAACAGCGCGGCGGTGTGGGTGCGTTCATGATGGCGGCGCGTAAATGGGATCGTATTGAAAAACAGGTTCTAGGACATAGCTACGATATCTTCTCAGCTATGGACGAGGATAGACGCCCTGAAGGTATCTTAGACGATATCCGCGACTTACGACGATATCTGTTCCTCATCGATGCTGAGATGTGCGCTAGGGGTAGTCAAGATGACTAATAACATAGTAAGCTCTAATCAGATAAAACCTGATAAGAAACTAGCTATGCCAAAAAACCCACTTCAGCAACCCCTCTTTACTCCCGATAGTGATTGGACACCACCCGAAGTTTTACCTGACCTGACTAAGTCAAAAGAAATATGTATCGACTTAGAAACTAGAGATCCATCAATTAAAGAAAAAGGAGCAGGTTGGGCGCGAGGTGAAGGCCACGTTGTAGGGTATGCGGTAGCTACGGAATCTTGGTCAGGTTATTTACCTGTTAAACATGAGGCCGGAGGCAACTTAAATGAAAAGCTCGTTAAAAATTGGTTACAAGCACAAATCGATGGTGGTGCTGATATCGTTTGTCATAACGCTTCCTACGATATTGGGTGGATGCGCAGAGAGGGTATTACCTTGTCCGGCAACAAACTCATTGACACAATGGTGTCTGCCCCTTTAATCGATGAAAATAGGTTTAGTTATGCTCTTAATGCGCTTGGTAAAAGCTATCTTCAAGAAAAGAAAGACGAGTCTCTCTTACGCGATGCCGCTGAAGCTTGGAATGTGGATGCGAAAGGGGGGCTACATCAATTACCCCCCATGTATGTAGGTCCATATGCTGAACAAGACGCTTTGCTTACCCTTAAACTTTGGGAATGGCAAAAAGGAGAAATGACGCGGCAAGACTTATGGAGTATCTTTGATCTGGAATCTTCTATTACGCCTTTGCTTATCGAGATGCGTTGGCGTGGAGTACGAGTAGATTTAGATAAAGCTGACGAACTTTCTAAATGGTTCCGAGCTAAAGAAGAATTAGCCCTTCAACAAATAAAGAAACTTTGTGGCAAGAATGTAGAAGTATGGGCTAATAAATCTATTAAGGAAGCGTTTGATAGTTTGAATATAGAATACCCCCGAACCGATCTTGGTTCTCCGTCTTTTCAACAAGGTTGGTTAGAATCTCATAAACATGAAATGCCGAAGTTGATTGTAGAAGCGCGAAAAATGAATAAAGCGCGAACTACATTCATTGACGGAATGATAATGTCTAACCAAGTTGATGGTCGTATTCATGCTGAACTGCATCCTTTGCGCTCAGACGATGGTGGTACAGTAACAGGGCGGTTCAGTTATTCTAACCCGAATCTTCAGCAAGTACCCGCCCGTGACCCTGAGATAGGAACGAAGATTCGTTCGTTATTTATTCCTGAAGAAGGGTGCCAATGGGGGGCTTTCGATTACTCGCAACAGGAACCACGGATCGTGGTACACTACTCGCATATGATGGGTCTTAGGGGCGCACAGGACGCCGTAGACGCCTTTCAACAAGACGATGCAGACTTCCACCAGATCGTAGCGGACATGGCGGGTATACCGCGTAAACAAGCTAAGAACATCAACCTTGGGTTATTTTATTCCATGGGTGTTACGAAGTTATCAGACAGTCTTGGGTTGACACTAGACGAAGGTAAACAATTATTCGCTCAATACCATGACCGTGTTCCTTTTGTAAAATCTCTATCCGAACGAGCAGTCCAGAGGGCTTCAAAACAAGGAAGTATTCGTACGCTCTTAGGACGGCGGTGTCGATTCGATAAATGGGAACCAGCTCAGTTTGGCACACGAAAAATTATGGACCATAAAACAGCGTATGCAGAATATGGCAATGCAATCAAAAGAGCGTTTACGCATAAAGCGATGAATAGATTGATACAAGGTAGTGCGGCTGATATGACTAAAAAGGCAATGCAGTTGTTATACGCTGAGGGTATTGTTCCGCATATTCAAGTACACGACGAACTTGATTTTTCCATCGAATCACCTGAACAAATTAAAAAGATCAAGGATATTATGGAGGAGTGCGTTGAACTTAGTGTACCGATCAAGGTAGATGTTGATTTAGGACCGAACTGGGGTGACGCAAAAGAAATGGAAAAGGTGGTAGAAGATGTCGAAAGCACCAAAGGGTAAGCGAGGGGTAGCGAGTCCTCTTACTCAACCGACCCCGTGTAAAACGCATACTTTTGAAATGACTAATGTTGTTGATAGCAGAAAAGAAGGTGAAATTTTAAAACGTAGACGTAGATGTAAACAATGTGGGTTATTGATTCATACCGAAGAAAAGATTATTTCTTATGGGTCAAAAAAACAACCACACCGTAATGGTTATACTGTAGGAACACCAACGGCCCCTCCAAAACCTAAGAAGAAACGTAAAGCAATGCCTTTACTTCATGTTGAACCAGATTTCGATAAAATGACTGACGATGAAATCGAAGAGTGGATAACAAGTGGCAAAGAATATTATAACGAGTAGTTTCAGCTTTTTGTAGTTTATTGACTAAATTTTGCCCCCTATAATAAATTACTAAAGTAAATTATAGGAGCAGTCATGAGTTCATCTATTAAAATATCGCAGTCTCTTTCTATTTGTCTATGGCGAGCGTTGCGAGAGGAAGATCGAGCTGAAGCTGATCTCCTAGCCTCAGCTATTATCGGTAGCGGTTTTGAGCCAGAGTTCGAGGATGATGCTGAGGGTTTAGACTTTTATCGTGAGTACCTTATCGCCCATGGTTTAGTGGAGGATGTTGAGTCGTCCCACTAACTTTTGCTCTAAGAAAGGATATTATTATGAGCACTAAATCTGAGTTTGATTTTGCCCTTACAAATTATGCTAGAGCTATGCGTGGCTATTCTAGATCCATAGCTTTAGCTCAAGAAGAAGTTCATTTTTGTCGACGTAGACGTGTTTTCGAGGTAGGCGTAGACCACTTTTATCATTGGCATCTTAACCATGCTGCTACCTTTCGTAATAATGCTTATAATTGGTGGTCGCTTGCTGAGACTTATCGTAAACGCTTAACTGAAATGCACGAAAACGCTTATTATGATAATGCAAGCCAGCACGTTGCCGCCTGATGGTTAAATGGGTTTTACTTTTAATAATCGCTAAGGGGTTCAATGGTTTTGAAACTAAGCCCCTTGGTTATTTTGATACGATAGCTCAGTGTCACGTATCTTCTACTCAAATTTTTTGGGAGGATATGCCTTTTAACCAAGAAGCGGTTTGCATAAGAGTAGAGGTTATTTATGACGAAGGATATTGATTTCGATGATGATGAGTCTATTCGTATAGCTCGTCGTCAATGGATGGACCCAGATAGAAAGGAAAAGGTTATGGGTAAGTTAAAACAAATGGTTATGGATTATGAATATATGCACCCCCAAATGTTGCTTGGGTCTTTGTCTGGTAATAAATTGTTAGGCTTTGGCGAGGCGAGTTATGGTGAACTAGAAAATGTTCTTGGGCCACCAATACTTAAACAACAGCGTAACTTCAATGGTTACGCAATAACAGAGTTTAATAGAAAAATTCAAAGACCCGTCTGGTCTTGGACTGTGCGAGTTGCATGGGGGTTAATATGGAGCGATGGTGCTTCCATTATTATTCATGACCGTGATAGTTCTGTCAAAGATATGGAAGATTTAAAACATTGGCATGTGACTGGTTGTCGAAGCGGATGGGAACGATTAAATTCGGGCTTGATCATTGATGAGTATTGTGTCAAACTAAATGTCCTCCCTTAACTTGAGACGGCTTTCGAGCCGTCTCTTTTTTACTCATAAAATAGTTTATTTTGAGACTAAACTTCTTAGGCTTGTTAGTTTACTATAGTAACAGTTAATGAAGCGTTCATTAACTTTAATCTTGTCATATAGGGAGAAAGCTAAATGACAAATATTGAAAGCCATAAGTCGGTAGCTGTTGAGTTACCTACGTTTCGTGTATTGAAGGCTGTTGCTGATAAAGAGTTTCGTACACCTTCAAAACAAATCGCCTTCTTAATTGCTTCTATGTACCCAGAAATCTGGGAAGAGCATGTCGAGATGGAAGTAAGTGCTGTTTTACCTACGTTAGATGGTTCAGTTGTACCGTTTAACCACGATAAAGTTCCTGACGATACACGGTCTCAATACCGTACATGGCAGGTACTTGTTTGCCTTTATAAGAATAGGTCTTTGGGGCCACTTCGTACGCCACAGTTGGCTACAGCGATTGGATATACCCATGAAAATTCCTTATCATCTGCTCTTAGTCGTCCACGTGATGTTGGGTTGATTACTTCACGTGCTATCGGCGTTACGGCACGTGAGCTTGAGTGGTCTCTTACTGACTTTGGTCGGTTTGTTGCTAAAGATCTTGACGATAATATCCCTATCCGCTTGACGCAGACTATATTAGATCAATACCAGCGTCAGTTTATGAGGGCCGCGTCATGAATAAAGCTCACGGTTCACCATATGACCGTGGCTCTGCCGACCGTTATTACGGTCGGCAGTATCAGCCACATTATCACCAGTTTTTTGACGAGCCTTTTCATGGCCGTCATTATAGAGTTATTAAGTGCGAGAATATGACGTCCGAAGAAATGGACGAATATAGATTAGGTTGGAATCAGACTGATGATCGTAAAGATTGGGGCGATGGAGATTTTGCCCCAGAACAATCGAATAGAGCTTAGAGGGGGCAAACGAAAACTCCTTTCTGGGCGGGGTGCCAAGGTTTGTCCTCGTCCTGGCAAAAGTGGATATCACCATAGTTTGGTTCTATGGTAAAAGTTAGAGACTGTTATTGTTTATTGCCTTTTAGAAACTTGTTAACGCAATCGTTCTGTGATGAAGGTAAGCGGTATCTGTAAAGACCCGTGGAAGCAGTTGATAACCGAAGGAAACGAGTAGTGAAATACAAGGCCGTAGCTGTCCACCCATTTTCGCCCTCGAAGGTTTGGTTTACGGAAGTGATGAAGATTAAAAGTCGGGTTTGCCTTAAATCATACAACGACAAAGCTATGGAACACCTTACATTATTTTGAGATATTATTCGCCTTTGCTCTCCACTATACTAATATAGTAAGAGTAATCAGAAAGAAGAAAGGTATCAGCTGATGTTTTATTGGCATAAAGAATCTGATCCGCTTGATGGGATCGTTCCGCTGTCCGGTGATATCGTCACTGTCTACGCGATGGATAAAACTATCTCGGCTATCCAAAAGAAGATTATTCGTCATATGGAAGTTTGGCCTAATAAGTATGCCGCTGACGACAAGTTCGTTGTAAAGAAGAAGCGCGGCATGAAGTTCTATCTTCATGGTGTTTATCAGTTAATCGACGGTAAGTTAAGGAGAGTATAATGAAAGAGACGAAACAGAAACTTTATCAGCAGGTTGCTGATATTATCGGCGATATGTCGTTTGTCGATATCGATTTGATGGTCGACGCTTTATTTGCCAAAAGCGAGACTTTGCCCTACACTTTCAACAGGGCTATCCATTGTAACTTAAAAAAACGAGAGGAGATTGCAAGAAATGAAATGCTCAATATGTCACGGTGATATCGACGTGCAGTGCCTCCCTAACGGTGAGCCGTACTGGGATAAAGGGCATAATGCATGGCCTGTAAATGAAGGCCAATGTTGTTCTGATTGTAATACGTTGGAAGTAATACCCGCCCGTCTCGAAGAAATGGGTAGGCAATTAAAAGGAGATATAAATGGCAGTAGAAAATAAACCGCGAATGCGTTCGTTGCTCTATCTTCATATGAATGATACAACTAACGGGAATCGCGCACCTTTGGCTAAACCACCTGTTCGATATAGTCGCGTTCTGACTGTAATTTTTGGTTTATTTGTAACTTATCTTATAGGGTCGTTCATCCTTATAAGTTTGGGTATTTAATGGAAACTTTTGGAGATCCTGGACGCATACAAGGGGCATTGGACGATAACCGATGCCCTCGTTGCCTTATAAAATTACCACCGATAAATCAAAAAGGCGAATTTAAATGCACTGTTTGTCGTCTGATTATCGGTGGTAATTATGCTAATAAAACCCAGCGTTTTGACGTTTTATTGATACGTTTTGTATACTATATTAATAAAGTAAGAAGTAAGTTTAGCCATCATAGATAAAGGAGAAAGATATGGCACATGAAGTTGAAACTATGGCATACGCAGGAACAGTTCCTTGGCACGGTCTCGGTGTTCCTGTTGAAGATAACCTTACGCCTGTACAGATGATGCAAGCCGCTGGTCTTGATTGGACAGTTTCTAAGCGTCCAGCCTATACTATCAATGAAGCTGAGTATCGCGAAGGTATGGACGAGTCTAATATTATGTATGTCGAGGACCACCATTTTCTTACACGCGATAGCGATAACAAAGTATTATCGCATTGCGGGGCGGATTATACTCCTATCCAAAACGAGCAGATCTTCGACTTCTTTAAGAAGTTTACAGACGCTGGTCATATGAAGATGGAGACAGCTGGTTCACTTAAAAGCGGTTCTGAGATCTGGGGTCTTGCTAAGATTTCTGCAGACTTCCAGTTAGCAGGTGGCGACGAGGTCAAAGGCTACCTACTCATAAACCAGCCACATATTTCTGGTAAGGCGATGGTCGTTAAGTTCACGCCTATTCGAGTTGTGTGTAATAATACACTTACCGTGGCTCTTAAAGATGGTGGTGCAGCGTTCCGTATGCCTCATATCCGCGAGTTCGATATGGATGTACAGCATGCCGCTGAAGAGGCTCTTGGTCTTTCTGAGGGTCGCCAGAAGGAGTTTAAAGAGCAAGCTGAGTTCCTATCTTCAAAGCAGTTTACAGGTGAGACTGTTATGAATTATATCGCAGAGTTGTACCAGCCCCAGCTTCTAATCGAAAAAGCCAAGGTACGGTCAGACGAGGACTTTATACTTCAAGAAAAGTTCTCACGCACAGCCGAGATGGTTATGGGTGCAGTCGACCAGTCTCCAGGAGCGACACTTAAATCAGCCAAAGGTACTTGGTGGGGTGCGCTTAATGGTGTGACGTTTGTCGAGGACCACCAGCGTAAGGGTCAAGCTGAGGGTAACGCCCTTCATAGCGCATGGTTTGGCGCAGGAGCTAACCGTAAATCTAAGGCTCTCGCTAAAGCTATCGAGTACGCATCAGCCGCGTAATTAACAAAAAATGAAGCAGGGTTTTTTGAATCATTTCCCTGCTTCGTTGGCCCCAAGGTTAATCCTGCCGATGACCTTGGGGTTTTTCGTGCGCTGGTACTTGTTAGACTGACTCACTTATACCACTACTTTGAGATAGTATTCGCTTACTTTGTTTACTATAATATATATAAGGTTAATTAACAAAGGATGATTGATATGCAAACGAAAACAGTAGAATACGTCAGCGTAAAAAACGGTGAGTTGGTTATTTCTCGTCATGTAGCAGAGGACCGCCCTGCTATGTGTGCTAACGAATATTGCGATAAGCCTTCACTTTATTCAGCAAGCGCTGACGTATCAAGCGCGTACTGCGATGAGTGCATCCACGAAGAATGTTATAGTGACGGCGACATATAGGAGAAAGATATGATTTACATTTATGCACAGCGCGAGGGTTGCGATGATCGCTTAGTTGCTACACTCGATCAGCTCGACCAAGTTGTACCCTTCGTTAATTTGTTAGACCAGTATGGTTATTGGCCAGAGAGTTATGAGGTCCGTGTCTTTTCTATGTATACTGGGATAATGTACCAGTTCACCGATAAGCTCGAACAAATAGGTATTTTCAATACTCGTTCTTCAATCATGGTTGATAAAATGCCCATATACCAAAATCCTTGGGAAGATGTCATGCATATCGAAGATGGCTGGGTTCGTTATTAGGAGGAATGATTATGAAAGTTTGGGCAGTTAAATACGCGATCGATTCGCTCGATCCATCTCCTATGGTGATGTCGTTCGATACGGAGCAAGAGGCGCACGATTGGGCGTCTCATGAAGTTTCGCAGCG